CGGGTTTGTGCAAAGAGCGAAGAGAAAGTTTAGCCTCGTAAGGAGATAAACCCCCCCTTTCGGAATCTTAGCACAAACCCGAGAATCAGTATGAAGACAGACTTCGCAAACTGGACCTGGATTTCAAGCCAGCTCGCAAACATCATTCACCCGCAGTGTGATCTGCCAAAACCTGCGGATTTGATCCAAATAGCGATCTTGATCGCTGTCATTTTGTGGGCATGCGCAAAAACAGATCTCGCGAGTCTGCTCGTCAGTCTCCTCAAGTCTTCGTGGAACAGATTTGTTGAGGCGCAGTCTGACTTGATCAGATGGATACAGAAACTCGCACCCACCCTTCTTTTGATGACAAACATCCTCATTGAAGGCGTTCCCAACTTTTGGTACATAACAATAGCAGCCCAAATCATACTCTTGGTAGTAGGTTTTGGCGTTGTTTCGGTCATGCCACAAGCCAAGCTAATTCCAATGCTTGAATTGCAGGCCGTCCTCCCGACTTCTCCATTCATGGATGATAAGTCGAAAGTGCCAGTCGTTGCCGTAGCCAATGCAAATGGCGACGGATCCCATATTGTCGGACAAGCAGTCCGAATTGGAACGCTGAAAGGAAAAGCCGCCTTTGCAACGGTGGCTCATGTGGCCAAAGCCTTGACAGGCACACCATACTTGGTCAATTTGGACGAGAATGTTGCCGTAAAAGTCTTAGAAGTGGTGATTTGTGTGGGAGTTCCTGATGCGGCCCTCCTTCTCTGTGACCCCAAGAAAGTATCTCAGTTGGGCGGTATTGCCAAAACCGCCCAGATTTCTTGCGGAGCAAAGCCAGCTGTTCTCCATTCACATGGCTTAAAGATTTCAACTTTGAGCTCACTGAAAGCCTGCTCTAAGGCCAACGTAGAAAACAACGGAAATTGTACATTCGTGTACTACGGATCCGCTCTACCTGGCTTTTCTGGAGGACCAGTGTCAGTGCTTGGAAGAGTGGTTGGGATTCATACTGGTGCCACCGGGGCCACTTCTTCAGGGTACCTCATTGATGGCCTTCTTGCTTGGATGCGAAGGTTTGAGGCACGCGCCGGGAGGGTTGTGATGGAAGAACACAGCCCTGGCGCATGGATGCAGAAACTACTGGATCGTGATGAAGACGTGGATCAATACTACGATTTTGAGGAATTCGTAGAACCCAATCATGATCGTTTCCTGAGAGTGAGTGACCGAAAAACTGGAAAGGTCTACCTCTACGATGAAGACGACGTTGATGACGAACTCTACAAACTAGCTCTGAAAAGAGCTGGAAACACAAGAACAAGGACAGAGTTTGAACTCAATTCCTTCAAGAAACATGCTCCAACTCCCGACGAGCCTGTCAATTACGACTACGTTCTGAGGGGGCAACAAGCAATGGCCCGCTATTCAGCAGTTGTGGCCACCTTGAGCAGGAGCATCATGGCCCTACAAACTGTTCTTGGGCAGGTGAGAAAGGAGCCCTCACAAACAGCCCAAGTCGGAGTTGATGTAAATGCATTCAACGAGTTTGCCCACCGAATGTCAAATGTGGGCGTGGCAATGTCCCAAAGGCTAGTCGAAATTTGTCGACTGGGTGTGACAGATGTTGTCGACAAGAACAGAGCGGAAAGGTGGCGAGCACGTCACCCATCTCCCCCTGTTTCAACCGAGACGCGTGAAGAACTGCGACGAATGGAGTTGGCTTTGGAAGAAGCATACAACGCCATGGAACAAATCCCCGTCCGTGGAGACGATGATTTTGAGCAGCATACCTCCATCTTCTGCAATTCATTGCAAGCAAGATATGGAGTCAAACTCGGAACTGAATTCCATGGGGATTCTTTTTTAGAGGAGCGTTTCGCCTCCACCTCCATGACGGAGAGTACAAAGATGTCGACACAACCAACACCGAAAGAGGAGAGTGCATCGAGGTCCCAGACTTCGTTCTCAAAGCTTTCCCCATATCCGAACCTTACGGATGGCCACCAAAGCGAGGAAAAGCCATTTCAGCTTCCCTCGCCTATCACAAAAACCGACGCAGAATTGCGCAGGAATGCACTCGAAAACCCGACCAAGGAGAGTTTAGAACAGTCGAAGCAGCAATGCAAAGAAGCCATGCGAAACTTGGAGCTCGCGTCGCCCGTGCCACAGGAAACTGGACAGAAAGATACCTTGACTTCATCACCCCAAATCTACCAACAACATCGGGTGGAACTGAGCGATCACAATGGAGTCCCGGTCAAGAACATCAAGATCAACATGCTCGACCGGAACTCCAATCCCAACAAGAACAGACCGTTCCAGTGTGCGACGTGCAAAACCCCACTGGACGCGGGCAAAGTGCTCAAGCACAGATGCCCCAAGATTGGGACCGGACAATCTACGATGTAAGGACCAACAACCTGACTGATGTGGACATCGACGGTGGAACCGCTATGAAAACGAAATTGAGATCTGGACTGGATTGGAAAATTGAAGACCTCGGGATTGAAGGCTTCCGTGCTCTCATGAAAAAGCATGTGGATCCGACTACCTCTCCAGGACACCCTTGGAAGGAACTGGCCGATACTAATGGACAACTTTTCGGCTATGATCCTATCCTTGGTTTTGTCGGAGAGCAAGTTGAGACATTGTATGAAGCCGTCAAAATCAGATTGAGAGAACTGGCAGAGAAGCCGTTCATTGATGACATTAATTTGTTCATCAAGGACGAGCCCCACAAGGCAAAGAAACTCGAGAATGAGGCTTACCGCCTAATCTCGGGCGTTGGAATCACAGACCAAATGGTGTCAACCATTATGTTCGAAGAACTACTTGAAGAAGTGATTTCCAAGCCAGGGGAGTACTCGACCATGATTGGTTGGGGAATTCACTGCGAGGAAGGACTCTTGTCGATGAACAGAGCGGTTCGCAGCAGGTTTGGACAAAACCTTGCGTCTGCGGACAAATCGTCTTGGGACTGGACAGCCCAACCCTGGACATGCTCCTTGCTTCGCCGACATCTGATGTGGCTACATCGGCACTTGGACAACTCGTCACTTGTGCAGATGTCAAATCACGTCCTTGCCATGCTTGGGCCAAAGTCCGTGATATCGTCTGACTACAAAGTCTTTGATATCATCGAAGGTGGAATGGCCTCAGGGTGGAAACTGACCATTTTGGGAAACTCGTGGATGCAATTAATTTTACACCACTTAGCCCAACTTCGGGCAGGGACCACTGGACCTCCTCCCCTCTGCATGGGGGATGACACAATACAAACAACCATGCCTGATGAGTACTGGAACGAACTCGCAGCAACTGGATGTATCCTCAAAGAGGTGAACAACCATCTTGATGGATCTCCGTACGAGTTCTGTGGACTTCATTTTGGAGAAGAATTTTATGAGCCCTCTTATGAAGGGAAACACAGCTTCCTTCTTAGGTTCTTAGAGCCTGAGTTATTTCGAGACGTAATGATCTCTTACCAACTCTTGTATCTCTTTGATCCTGTGAAGCTGCTTGCCCTGAGGAGGTGGCTTATCATAAGCGGACTGCAGGACGCTCTAATCGACGTCGATGCATGGCAGTACCGCTTGCGGGGCCTTTCAAGATGGCCCTTGAATCCAAAACCGAGGATTCTTTAATTTAACCGCGCACCCTCTTGGCTGTAAAACTTGTTAGACCCGAGAT